ATAATTATCAAACTCAGGTTCTGCCTCAAAATTAGGTTCCTTCTTTGGCTTGCGAGGCTTTTTCTGTACCATTGTCCACTCATCTTCAGCCTTTGGTTTGACTTCAGCGGTGACCGGTAAAGGTTTGGGTGTAGGTACGGGGGGTGGGACAACATGACGAGAGCGATGAAAGTGGAATGCTTGGTATTCCTCTTGCTCTTTCCTGGCCTTCTCTGCCTTATATTCTGCCATGCGGGCGTCAACTCTCTCCTTTAGCTCAATTGCTTCTCTCTTCTCCTCCCATTCCTTTGCCTTTGCGCCGTATGATAGGTTGGCCTTAGCAATAACCGGGCCACCACCACCAAGTGATGGAAAGTGTTGTTCACTTCCTTCCTGTATAATCTTGATTGACTCTTCTGCCTTCTGGTCGGCAGTCAGTTCTTTGCGCAGTCTAGGGGGGACATATCGGGACATTTTTGAGGGTTGTTATATATTATAAACATCATCCATTTTGAAAATGGAACTTACGGTCTGGATAACTTAAATAGTAAGAATGGTTGTAGCAACAGTTGTAGCATCTAATGGCTCTCTGAGTGAAGTAACTATTCCAGCAAAGACAACTGATGTGCTGGAATGGATTCGTAAGAAATATAAGCAACCTGGAATTCAATTCCAAGGAAAGCTTCCGGACCCCTTGAAGGAGGAACGATGGCTGTGTATTTTCGCAAAGGTATCTGATGAGGATGAAGATTCAAATCAACATATGCTTCCTTCTCCTCTGGACGAAGAGTCTTATGCTGGTTCAATTCTTATCCTTGCTACAATGTCTGAATCAGATGAGTATGGAAAGCCGGTAGCATCATATGTCAACTTGTCTGTTGAGGATTACGAGACTCTGTATCATGAGTGGTCATTTAATATGTCTGATGATGAGGAAGAAGTAGCAGATGAGGAGGAAGATGAAGCAGATGATGCAAGCGAGGAACCGGACGAAGCCCCTCGCGTTGCAGCACCAGTAGTAGCAAAGACTACAAAGACCAAGAATGTGTTTGTAGAGTGTGCTATTCGCGATAAGGTCATTGCTAATCTTGCAGAGTGTACATCTCAAAAGATTGCTGTGGAGCTTGAAATTCACCTACTACATAATATTGTCAACTACTGCAAGTCCAATGGCATTGATGTTGATTGGGCAAATAAGGTATTCTGGAATACGTACCGAAGCAAAGCCATTTCTCTGTATGAGAACCTACGAACCGATGGCACTGTAGAGAATACAGAGAAGTGGGCAGAAAAATTACTATCAGGTGAAGTGGATTCAAAGGCATTTGTAGAAATGCCCGCAGAGGAGCTGTGTCCTTCTCGGTGGAAGGCTGCGCTGGACAAGATTGTTGAAACGGAGATTCTTCTCTATTCGAAGAACGTGAATGCAGCTATCTATCTATACTGCTCTCGTTGTAAGAAGAAGTCAAAGTGTGATTACTATCAGATGCAGACGCGCTCAGCAGATGAGCCCATGACGACCTTTGTTACTTGCCTGGAGTGTGACCGGGAATGGAAATTCTAGGCACTACCGGTGTTCCTCCAGAAGTAGGGGCTGTTCCAGGCCTAAGCGGTTCTGGGGTAATTTGTGCTCCTGTCGTCGGATGAAATAGCTTAACATCAATCTTTGAATTTGTGTCTGGCGTAAACGATTCAGAGTTCTCAACATATACACGAATTGGGTCTAATCCATTTGTGATTTCAGGTTTAGAAACATTAGTTTGCTGATGAAATTTTTCATTGAACATTCCAATAATTGGGTCCGGAATTTGGGGGCTGGTTTCTGCAAGGCGTTCGAGTTGTTCTCGAATAATCTTAAGCATGTCCTTTGCCTTCATACGTTCCTTACGGGGTAAGCTCAGCTCAATAACAATAAACTTATGAATTTTTGCATATGTCATTGATGAAATCTTATGACCTTCTGAGCGTTTGGCAAATCCAAAATAATTTGAAATAGTGTTCATCACCCCAACGCTCAAGCTAATCAAACCAATAACAATGCTGGCAGCCTGTGATTGACCAAATAATGATTGTGATGCAATAGACCCGGTTCCAGCAATTGTAGATAAAACAATTACTGGAAGAGCAATATTGGTATCATATCTAGTTACCATTCCTTGTGATTTGTTATGAAGCCATGCATAGCAGAGGGCGCGCTCTCCTTCTTGGGACAAAATTTCCTCCAGCTGTTGGTTCCAATGAATTTCCTCCGTCTGTTCCATGCCTTTGTTTTCTACATAAGTGAATAATGGTGTGGTCATTAGAAGATAATCCTTTAAACCACCGCGAAGTTGAAATTTACAAGTATCTTAAAAGAACATCTGACAATGCAAAATTTGCGCAGACCGTTTCCAGATTTGTTGACTTGCGCGAATATCTAGATACCCATACTTTTGAAAGTGCTGCCGAATTACGTAAGAACATTGTATCGCACGGTGTTCCTATCTTCTCAAACCCGGAATCCGAACAGCTATTTAAACTTACAGCAAAGACAGGCGGCGGTCCTGATGTTGATTTGATTGATAACGTTGTCAGACAGTGGTTGAGCTTTTTATATGAGTGGCAGCCGGCATTCTTAAAAGATGGTGTCGATATTGTGAGCCCCTTTGTTTTTATCGCGGCCACGTTGGAAAGATTACCGGTTGTTGGGCCAATGTATACTATTGCTTTGAATTCTATTACAGCGACATTACCAGTAATTGCAGCGTCAATTGAAAACATTACTCCAGAACTTATTGGGTTTCTTCCAATTCCAGAAGCAGGGCCCGTTGGAAACATCATAGGATGGATGATTGCATCGCAGTTTGTTATTCTTGCTATGTTAATCAATATTTCCCGTGAACATTTTGGTCAGGCATTTATCATTTCATTCTTATCTATCCCATTTCTCGGGACAAGCTTGTACAATGCTGCACTTTCCGGTGAAAAATTCTTAAAGAAGTCGGTATCAGAACGTAGCAGGTTGATTGATTCAACAGAGACACTTTTTGGTAAGCCTACCGCTGCAGTTGTTGATGCAGTTGTTCCGGACCCTTTAGCAACTGGCGATGAACCAAAACGCGACCTGCCAAGCCTAAAAAGCCTTGGGTTACCGACTTTACATGACATTGCTGACCGGATTGAAGGTCCAGAGGGAGGCAAACGACTTTCAAGTCGCGGGCATAGCAAAGGTAAATGGCGGACCCAGAGGAAATTAAGGTAACTATTCGTTCATGGGTCGCTCTTGATGATGAATCTCGCCAACTACAAGCACGTCAGAAGGCAATCCGCGAGGAAAAAGCTCGTCTATCAGAGAACATTCTAAGATTTATGCGTAACAATGAAGTAGACAACTTTACACTGGAAGGTAATGGGCTTGGTACTATTTCCCGGACCATGCGTACATCTCGTCCACCTCTGCGTCGCGATATTATTCGTACTCAGCTTCTTCTTCAATTTTCTGACCAACCGCAGCGTGTAGCAGAGGCATTGCGTGCAATTGAAGGAATCCCGGAAGGTGATGATATGTCTGTCGGAGGAACTCAGCGCGAACTTCTATCACGTCGTCTACCTAGAAAGAATACAACAATTAACCTGTCTTAAGTTTATTTAAAGCATCTTGTGCGGCAAGTTGTTCTCCTTGCTTCTTAGTTGTTCCGGTTCCAATTCCAAGATGTGTTCCTCTTCCATCAATTGCTGCCATCATATATCCATTATTTGATGATAGCATGACATAGGTTGGTGTATAATGAAATTTAGTCTGGCAAAACTTTTGTAGTTGGTCTTTGAAGTTCGTATCATTGCGTAGAATGCCCGGGATGTCAATGTGTGTCTCAATAAGAGAAACTACAAAAGCATAAATGATTTGAAAGTCATACCCACAATCAGTCCACAATGCACCAATAAATGCCTCTAAGATGTCACCAAGCTTTTTGACATTATATCGGCCATTACACGCATCTTCATTGTGTTTGGAAATAATGTAAAATTCATTAAGGCGAATTTTCTTAGTCAATTCACCTAGCATATTGTTGCATACAATCTCTTTACGCAAGTTGGTGAGGAATCCCTCTTGCTGTGTAGGAAACCGGATTGAAAGGTATGTAGCAGTAGCAGCTCCCAGAATTGAATCTCCAAGATGTTCAAGACGTTCATATGATTCTGGAAATAACTCAAGACAGTCCGTGGGTCTTTCTGCTAGCTGGGCCGTATCTCCTTGTGGAGTTGTATATTCTGCTCTTTTCACATATGATGAGTGTACCATCGCATTCTGAAAGATAGTCAAGTTTTTTACAGTATATTCACACTCATGCTTATGCAAAATCGAATGTATATCCTTCTGGGTAAACATACGATTCCGAGGGTTGTAAGGATTGTATACTGGGACTTCCATTGCTTTTGTAGTTATCTCGAAGCATATAGCTAAGTCCGTTTTCGTGACCGTTGGTTCTCGACCAGAGGGAGAAGGGAACCAGTTTTCGTGACTAAAAATGCCTTTCGGCTATATTACTCCTGCTCACCGCCGCCAACACGCTCGATGTCGAACGTGTTCTTGAGGAGTGTAGGAGTGTGTGCATTGTGGATGTACGCGTAGCATACTTCACCGGCCTGCTGGCCTAGGTGCAGATGTAGGTACTCGCGGAGCTTGGTCTTGGAAAGAGACCAAGATGCGTTCCACGTCTGTGGCTTTTTGATGCGAATCTTTGAGCCGTCATGGCTCACTGCCAACTCGCTGACAGACGCAAATGCGGGCTGCCGTACGATTTGGATGATGCGGTCTGCCACTGCACTGCGCTCGTCGCGCAGGCGGTATACCTCTGTGTTGAGGTTGCGGAGCCGGTCATCGACCCGCGTATACTGCATCACTTCCTCGCGGAGGTTGGCGACATCTTCCCGGTTAGGTTGAGCCATCTTTTTATAGATTACTGACCACCAAAGAAAAAATCCGTTTTTAAGCGGATACTCGAGTGGGCCACAACTTTATCCGCCAAATAACTAATCTCCGACGGAGCTTTCCTTTTCAGTAGAGTTACCAATTCACACTGAAAGAACCTTGAAGCGCTTCTTATTAATTATTTTGACAGAACCGTTACAGTCCTACGAGCCGTTTTCCTGTAAGAATAGAATCCGTTTTAAATACAAATGTTCGGAGAAGATGAAATTAAACACCTAAGAACGGTCTATAATTCTGAACACTCAAAGGAGGCTCCTATCCCGGATGGAACAGCAGAAGAAATCTGGAAACGTTTGCAAGACAGATTTCATTCCAAATGTATTTCTGGTCGTACAGAATGCATCATTTCCCACATGCTAAATCGTCCAAAGGCTCCGGATGCATGGATTACAAATCCTACTGATTGGTTGTCTTCTATAGACATTGAACGAGCAGAGAAAGCATACGAAAAACTATTCAAGAACTATGTATTCTTGGGGTGTCTTCCTATCGACTTTGACTTAAAGTCTAAAACAGGACAATGTCTAGTTGATGCCTTGTGTTCGATTGATATCAAAAGTCTATACCGCAAAGGAAAATCTCAAATTGGTATTGTATTCAACACAGATGTCCATACTGGTCCGGGACAGCATTGGATAGCCTTATTCTGCGATATCAGACCAGAACTCGAGCAACCGCGCATAACATACTTTGATTCATATTCCCGGAAACCAGAGAAATCTATTCAGAAGTTGATGAAGAGATGGAAGGATTCATGGGAGACAACTAATGTTCACGACAAGCCCATGTTGACAACATACAATAAGACCCGGCACCAGTTCAAGGATTCAGAATGTGGAATTTATTCACTATACTTTCACTACTCCTGCTTGAATGAGATTCCTATGGACCATAAAATCCCAGACGATGTCATCCATGTATTTCGTAGACTTCTTTTTAAAGAGGACGACATCCCGGACGATAATAACATGAATGTATTCCGTAGGCTTCTTTTTAAAAAGGATAAATAATAAGATGGAAGGTATTCTAACATATTTCAGAGAGAACACCGGAATGATTCTAATTATGGCCGTGGGACTGATTGTTATCTTTGCTTGTGCCGGAGCTATATGGGCAGCTGTTCGTGGAAACCCGGCATCTGTCATGATAATTGGTAAGAATAATCACAGCGCATATGGACGTGTTATGAACTTAGCTCCTCTCGGAGCATCAAAGGATAATACACGTCTATGTGATTACTATATTGCATCTTCAGCCTATTCAGTATTTCCTGGAGCAGCTTCTAGCGATTACATTTCAGACCAAATGATTCCTCTGGTTATTAAAGATGGTGCTCGTTTAATCGAACTAGATGTTTATGCGGGCGATAACGATATCCCGGTAGTTGGCTTAAAGAACGAAGCACTCGGATACGATTACGCATACAACTCAGTAACATTTGATGCATGTTGTGTAGCAATAGCTAATTCTGCTTTTAACCCAACTGAAAGCAAGGTATCTAGTGACCCATTCGTTCTGAGTTTAGTGTTTCATACCGATAAAAGAAATGTCATTGATGCAGCTGCTGAAATCCTGAAGAATACTTGCAGACGTTATATGCTTGGTCTTGAATATTCGTACAACAACAAGAATGTTGCTCAGGAACCTATCATTAACCTAATGGGTAAGCTAATTATTGTATCCGGGGCTAGTGTGAAGGGAACAAATATGGAGGAACTTGTAAATCTATCGTGGGCAACATCTAATTTGCGTAGATTGACCTATATGCAAGCTTCGCAACCCTATGACCATGATGAACTCATCAACTCTAATCGCACAAATATTACCATGGTTGTGCCTAGTGCAATTCCAGATTTGAAGAACAATAATCCGACCATCTTATTCAGCTATGGATGTCAGTGGAATCTAATGAACTATGGCTCAATAGATGCTATGCAAGAGATATATATTGGCAAGTTTCAAGACGCAAGTTTGGTCATGAAGCCTGAAGAGTTACGATACAAGCCGGTTGAAGCAAAGACACCTGTCTTGCCCGACCCTGCTACACATTCATTCCAGCCTATGGCTCATACTTCTCCAATTTATGATTCCAACCCGGCTACTGGGGATAAGTCAATCGTTATTTAAGAAAAAGCTTAGCCTGTTCTCTATACCATTTCTTTTGTGATTGAGTTTTGGCTTTACTCAGCGACTGATTAAAATAGTTCCTGCTCATATAAGAATTGAATTGTTTTTCTTCGTCTGGTGTCCATGTAGAAGGATGTTTTGCATTGATAATCTTAAATCTGTCTTTTTCTTCCGGAGTAATTTTTTTACGAATAGTTTTCTTCCTCCCCATTATTATCTTCTGCGTTATTTAATAAAATGCCAAACAAGTGGTTAGCTCACATCAAGAAGACAATGCGAAAGATGAAGGCCACGGGCAAGTATGTTGCTGGTAAGGGTCTTGGCCAAGTTATTAAGGCTGCCAAGCTCACATGGCACAAGGCTAAGAAGGGTGGTGGTAGTTGTGATGGCATGAGTGGTGGTGGGGATTCTGATGAGGAGAAGCCGGCAGCTGTCGCAACAACTGGTGCTGAGGTAGAGCCCGCTGCGCCCGCAGCTGATGCTATGGGAGGCAAGCGTCGTCGCAAGACTCGTCGTCGTCGCGCCAGCCGTCGCCGTTAGAAAAAATGAGTATAACTAACATATAAAGACAAATGGGTGGCGGTTTACTTCAACTCGTTGCTTATGGCGCTCAGGATGCATATATTTCAGGGAACCCGCAGATTACCTTTTGGAAGGGACTTTTCAAGCGCCACACAAACTTTGCTATGGAGCCATTCCGTATCAACTTTTCTGGCCAAGTCCAGTGGGGTACTAAGCAGACAGCCCTCATAGGACGTCATGCGGACCTTCTGTACTCAACGTATGTCGAGGTCACGCTGCCACAGACTTTAGTAGATGGTAGAACTCAATTTGAATGGAATAACGAAGCCAATGCCCTTGGCTACAACTTAATCAAGCATGTTGAGATTGATATTGGTGGTCAGGTTGTTGACCGCATGTACTCCGAGTTCATGTTCCTGTGGGGTAACCTTTCACAAGATTTTACTCAAGCTATGAAGCTTTCTAGTCTTCTGTCTGGGCCATGCCTTGATACCGGAGCATCCTTCCTTACATACGGAACTGCATGTGCTCCTGATGGTCG